TCAGTGCGGCATAAAGCGACACGCGGACGCTCTCTACCATTTAGGGCGTTCGCGTGATACCCTGACCGTGCGCGCTAGAGGTGTGCCCAAATACGGGCATTCTGACATCGCCTAATTGCTCCCCATCGTCCGGTCGGATTGGTGGGGTTTTGTTTTGCCCGCTCACAGTCCACCACTAATTAGCCGATTTTGGCATTGGGACTTCGATGAGACGGGCATTAGATGACAAAGGGCGCACTCCTAGTGACGCCTGACCAGCCCCGGCCTAAGAAGTCGGGGACGCGCACTGGACGTGTGGGGCAGCACGGGTCAACTCTGCCCCCCTCGACATTGGAGGCGTCATGAGCACGCTTTCAGAACGCATCACCGCCGCGAAACCGGTACGCACCCGCGCCGACGTGTACAAGTGGTACGCCGCCCTCACCACGGCTGACCGTGACGCCGTAATGGGCATGCTGCTCGACCCTGACTGGTCACACCTTGCAATTCAACGGTTCCTAGCCGATGAGGGCATACCAATCGGCAAAGAGACTGTTGCGAAGTGGAGACGAAGCGTTGGCTTCAATGGCCGATCGTATTGACGCGGCACGCTTAGACCAACCCGACGTTGTACCTGCAAAGTTCCGCAAGGGTGCTGAGTGGGATGACGAGGGCGGGCAGGGCGCGACCGGGCCTGTGCGCGAGATCGTGTCCGACCATGGGCAACTGTTGCGTTTGGCCGGGTTAGATCCTGACGCTTGGCGCATAATCGGACGCGTCAGTCAATGGACGAAGAGCCACCACGACAAGCACGACACATACAGTTTCTTCTTCCAGTTCGAACGCATCACCGCCGGTGCCGACGCAATCGACCTGCCCGCCCTCTACGCAACCGCACGCCGACCCCGCAAACCCCTCCCACGCACGACAGGTGACCGGGCAACCGTGGTTGTGTTCGCTGACCCGCAGATTGGTAAGACGGGGCGCAGGGGTGGCACGCCTGAACTCATTGACCGGATTGCGGAGAAGCGGGCACTACTTGAGCCGCTGCTGAAATTGCGTAAGCCGTCACAGATCCTGTTGGCTGATGCGGGCGACGGCTTTGAAGGCTTTGAGTCCGGCGGCAACCCCATGTTCACCAATGACCTGAGCCTGGCACAGCAGATGGATGCTTACGGGACAGAGCTGTGGTTGTTCATTGAGCAATGCCACCGTCACGCACCCGTCACCGTCGCCGGAGTGCCCAGCAATCACACTGCATGGCGAAACGGACGCCAAAACTTGGGCAAACCGTCCGACGACCTCGGCTTGTTCGTACATAAGCAAGTGGAAAAGATCACGACGGCGGCACGGATGAACGTCACCTTCACCGCACCGAACCCATATGACGAATCAGTGGCCGTCAACCTGCTTGGTACAAGCATTGGTTTAGTGCATGGCAACCAGTTCGGGCCGGGTCAGTCTGTGTCGTGGTGGGAGAAGCAAACGTTTGGCGCGCAAGCCATTGCTAGTGCTGACGTTTTAGTTTCTGGACATTATCATTCGTTTTCTGCAAACGTGGCAGGCCGCAACCCCGTCTCCGAACGGCAACGATGGTCAATCGGCGCACCAACACTCGACAACGGAAGCGACTGGTACAGGACTACGGCAGGCCGCGACTCCGACCCTGGCCTGTTGGTGTTCGACGTGACCTCCAACGGGTTCGACCTCAGCTCACTCACGATCCTCTGACCGAACCTCCCTAACCGTTTACCCCCGACCTGCCTAAGAGGAAAGTGTTTGGTGACTGATGATCCCCATGCCGCAGTTTGAACCACGCTTAGACGACAACGCGTTGGTGGTCATTGCGGCAGCCGATCATGTCGCCCAACTACTCCCTGACGACAGCCGCGGGTTTACGGTCACCGAACGGTTAGACGGTGTAACACTTGCCGCCCTCAAAGAGATGGGCCGACAGGTCATCTAATGGGCCAATGGGTGTACGTCCCCACCGGGTCAACCATCCTTGTCACCCCGTCACCGTCATATCCGGCAGTTGGCGGGTTAGACGACATGACCGACGTGCTCGACCATTGGGCGGACACACGCACCGGGTCATGCACCGTCATAGACGACGACGCGGCAATTATCCGCGGCACCGAGTAAGTGGCAACCAACCCACGCGGCGGCAGAAAATACATGCAAGCAATCGCCGCACTAAAAAACCGCGGCGACATCCAAAACTGCTGGCGATGCGGCAAAGAACTATGGGCAGAAGCCCCCAAAGGTCACCCCCGTTCCATAACGCTAGGACACTACACAGCGTTAGAAGACGGCGGCGACGTACTCGGAGAAGGAAATCATGGCCCTGAGTGTATGAAGTGCAATTACGGAGACGGAGCCGCGCGGACTAACCGCCGACGCCGGGGCGAAGCGTCTGGCACCTCCTACCGCAATCCCGCCTACTGATAAAGAACCCCCGCACTGCGTAAACAGCCGGGGGCGTGACCAGCATTGGAGTGCTGATATGACCGATCGTACATGCCAAATTGATTTTTGCGATAAGCCAACGCGAACACAAAGCGCCGACTTATGCGGGGCCCACTATCACCGCTGGTACCGACTTGGGGACCCACTCGGGAAGTCGCCGTGGCGCGGCAAGGACATTGCCGGGCAGCGGTTTGGTGCGTTGGTTGCAGTTCGTCCCGCGCCGAGCGAAGGTTGGCATTGCCAATGTGACTGTGGTGGTGAAAGAACCGCCCGAACCTTTGCGTTGACTGCCGTTGCCTACCCGACGTGTGATGCTCCGGTGCATAAGGGCGAGGTATTTACGAGATTGCACGGAAAACCGTTAGGGCCAAAGGGTCACGCAAAAGTATGTGAGAGGTGCGCAGTCCCGTTCTCTGGTTGGAAGGCGTCAAGATTTTGTGGGCGGCTTTGCGCTACGGCATGGCGCGGTGAATTGCTCGGGGTCCAACACGCCGACGATGGCCAGTCGAGATATCGACTCAGGGCAAGGTCGGCACCGGGACTTAATGGCTACAAGCGCGGCAAGCTACTAGTGAAGTGGAAACGCGAGGGCAGGATCTGCGCTTACTGCCAGTCGCCAGCCGACACGCTAGACCACGTGTTGCCCCTAATCCGGGGCGGCACCAACTACGAAGGCAACCTAGCTCCGGCCTGTAGGAGCTGCAACAGCTCCAAGTCGAGCAAGACGATTACTGAGTGGCGCTACGCGCGGCGGACCATTGCTGCGGACTTGCCGCAATGGGTGCACGAACAGACCGCTACAGGGCCGCACACGGACTCACAGTTGACCGGGACCAACCAGTCAAGAAGCGCGCCACACGGCCAACATTCAGCCTAGTTTAAGGTTCAGGGGGGTCTGTTAGACCGCGCCCACTTCATTTTTGCGAGCGATCCGACCCCTACCCCATCACGCGCGAGGTGCCCATGTTGTTTGATGAGTTGTCGGTTCGGGCTGCTGTGGATGAGTCGATTCGGATTAATGGGCAGTTGTTGCCGGAGGATGCTGGGTTGGTTGCGGCGGCTCGTGCGGTGGCTGATCGGATTGATGGTGCGATTGCTGCGGAGTCGGGTGCGGAGTTGACGAAGGCGTTGTATTTGATTCCGCATGTGACGAATTTGTTGCGGGAGATGTTGGCAACGCCTGCTGCTCGGTTGAATGCGAAGGTTTTGAAGGAGGTTCCGGGTGGGAAGCTCGGTCAGCTCCGGGGTATTGCGGGGGGTAAGTCTGCTGGGTAGTGAGGTGCCGCGCGTGTGGACTCCACCATTGCGGAGGCTGACGGCTAAGACTTCGCGTGGGTTTGAGTGTGTGGAGTTTGCGGAGCAGGTGTTGGGAATTGAGTTGTTGCCGTGGCAGCGGTGGATGTTGGTTCATGCGTTGGAGATCAACGCGGACAACACGTTTCGGTTTCGCACCGTTGTGTTGTTGGTGGCACGTCAGTCGGGTAAGTCAACGCTCATGCAGGTGCTGTCGTTGTGGCGCATGTATGTCGATGCTGCTCCGTTGGTGATTGGTACGGCGCAGAACTTGGATATTGCGGAAGAGGTTTGGCGGGGCGCTGTGGAGATGGCGGAGGAAGTGCCGGAGTTGGCGGCGGAGCTTGAGCAGGTGTTCAAGCAGCCGGGGAAACAATACTTCCGGCTTACGTCAGGTTCGCGTTACAAAGTGCAGGCGGCGTCTCGGCGTGGTGGTCGTGGGTTGTCTGGCGATCTGGTTATTTTGGATGAGTTGCGTGAGCATCAGACGTGGGATGCGTGGTCGGCTGTTACGAAGACGACTATGGCGCGGGCGCGTGCTCAGGTGTGGGCGGCGTCTAATGCGGGCGATCGCACGTCGGTTGTGTTGTCCCATTTGCGGTTGCTTGGGCATTTGGCGATCGGTGATCCTGACGGGTTGAACGGGTCGGATGCGGGCGCTGATGTGGCTGATGACACGTTGGGTTTGTTTGAGTGGTCGGCGGCTCCGGGCCGTGATGTGTTGGATCGTGCGGGGTGGGCTGAGGCTAATCCGGCGTTAGGGTTCACGATTACGGAGCGGGCCATTGCGTCGGCGGCTGGGCAAGATCCTGAGCCGGAGTTCCGAACGGAAGTGTTGTGTCAGTGGGTGGACAAGCTGCGTGAGGGTGTTTTACCGGCTGGCGTGTGGGAGTCCAATTTGGTCGGTGTTGATCATGTTGTGGTGTCGCGTCCGGTTGTGTCGGTTGATGCGCGGACGGGTATGCGGCAGTCGTTTGCTGTGGTTGTTGCTGGTGCGTCTGATGGTTTTGATTTGGTTGATGTTGCCCGGTATGAGATGGGTGCGGATGTGAAGTGGGCTGCGGAGCATATTGTTTCGGAGACTGTGGGTGTGCTTGAGCGGTTGGGTTTGTCTGAGGTTGTCGTTGACAAGTTTGGTGACAACGCAAACCTGATTCCGTTGTTTGATGAGGCTGGCATTACGGTGCGGCAGTTGGACACGTTGGACATGCGGCGGGGTGCGATGGGTTTCACTGATGCGCTCATCAATGGCCGGGTGAAGCATAAGGGGCAGGAGCCGTTGAACGTGGCCGTGCTCGGTGCAGAGAAGCGCACATCCGGTGAAGGGTTTCTGTGGTCGCAGGCGCGATCGTCTACGGACATTACGACGTTGCGGGCGGCGACTGCTGCTTGGTGGGTTTACATAAACGGGTTGCAGTCTGATGCTGACCCGCTCGATGGAATGTTTTAGGAGGCACCGTGCGTGAAGTGTTGACGACACTGTTGGAGGTGTTGGGCATTGTGGCGGTTGTCGCGGGTGTGGCGTTCATGTTTTGGCCTGCTGCGTTTGTGGTCGGCGGGGTTGGACTGATCTTTGTGAGCCGGGGGCTGAGCCGATGAGTGTTCTTTTTCGCAAGTCGGATTCGGGTGAGCAAAGGTCTGCCGGCAATTGGGCGGCGTTGTGGGGTTCGGGTCAGATTGACACTGTTGATGGTGGCAAGTGGAAGACGGCTCTCAGCTTGGTGCCCGTGTATGCGTCTACGTCTCATATTGCTGATGCGTGGGCGTCGTCTCCGTGGTGTGCGTATGAGAAGTCGGCGGCGGGTGTGCCGGTGAAGTCTGCTGTGCAACCGCGCCTGCTAACTGATCCTGGAACGTTTGCCCTTGATTTGTATTCGTGGCGGTTCCAGCTGGCAACCTCGTTGGGGTTGTGGGGGAATGCTTACGGGTTAGTGACGGCTACCGATCAGGTGGGTACGCCTGCGCAGGTTGTGTGGTTGCGCCCCGACCGGGTTGAGGTGGATGAAGAGTTTGGGCGTGCCCCGCGTTACTTCTACGAGGGCCGCCTCATTGATGCAGCTTCGATGATTCACATTCCCTGGTATGTGGTGCCCGGCTCGGTCAAAGGGTTGTCACCTATTGGCGTGTTTCGCACGCAAATTGAAACGGGTGTGGAAGCGCAAAAGACGGGAAAAAGTTTTTACAAGCGGGGCGCTGTGCCTGGCGCCATTTTGAAGCACAGCATGAAGGGGATGACGGCGGAGCAGGCGACGGAGGCGAAGCGTCGGTTCATGGCGTCCACGTCATCGAATGAACCGTTTGTGTCCGGCAGTGACTGGGATTACCAGTCCATCCCGTTGCCCCCGTCGGATGTGAATTTTATCCACGGCGTGAAGTTGACGGCTAACCAGATTGCTGCTGTGTATCGGGTTGACCCGGACATGGTGGGTGGTGAGGCGGGCGGTTCAACGTTGAAGTATGCGACGTTGGAGATGAATGAGTTGAACTTCAACACGCGCACGTTGCGTCCGTTTGCTACTCGTGTGGAGTCGGCGCTTGACCGTGTGTTGCCGCCTACCCAATATGTGAAAGCGAACTTGGATGCGCGTGTTCGTGCGGATCTGAAAACGCGCTACGAGTCGCACAAAATTGCGATCGACGCGGGATTCAAAACGTTGGATGAGGTGCGGGCGTTGGAAGAGTTGCCGCCGTTGACTACGGGTGACGGTGACGCGTCGGCGCGCAGTGTTGCCGAGATGGTGCAGAAACTGTATTTGGGGGTTGGCGTTGTGCTGACTGCTGATGAGGCGCGAACGCTTGCCAATCGTGCGGGCGCTGGCTTTGAGGGTTCATTGCCTGTTATTGAGTCGGGGGTTTGATCATGGATGTTGAGCGACGTTATTTGGCGCAACCGGTTGAGTTGCGGGCGATGGATGGTGGGCCGGGCATCCTTGCCGGGTATGCGGCGAAGTTCATGCGGTATTCGCAAAACTTGGGCGGGTTCGTTGAGCAGGTGTCCACGCGGGCGTTTTCTAAGTCGTTGGCAGACCGGGTGAGCGTGCTGGCACGGTACAACCACGACGACAACTACCTGCTGGGTACAACTGATGCGGGCACTCTGCGCATGTCCGCAGACGACATCGGGTTGCCGTATGAAGTGGACTTGCCGGACACGTCGGCGGGGCGGGATGTTGCCGTGCTTGCCAACCGTGGCGACCTCCGCTATTCCAGCTTTGCCTTCCACACGTTGGAGGATGAGTGGGGGGTGACGGAGCAGGGGTTCCCGCTGCGCACCCTCGTCAACGTGCAACTGGTTGATGTTGCCCCCGTCAACTCACCCGCCTACTTGGACACGTCGAGCGGTATGCGTTCTCTGGCTGAGCGTATTGACGTTGAACCAGACGACTTGGGCCGCGTGTCGTTGGAAGAAATCCGGTCGCGCCTACTAGTCGCACACGACCTGACGTTGGAGATACGTCAGGACGAACAAGTTTCGGAGACAGAAGAAGTCGAGCAGGTAGAAAACCACTCGGCACTGATCATGCTCCGTCAACGGCAACTTGAACTAAAACTCAAGTAACCGTTTCCAGTCAACCCGTCGGCAGGTAGATAACCACCGACACAACCCATTTGAAGCCTCCACAGATCGTGGGGGCTTTTGTCATTCCTAAAAGGAGAAATCATGTCTGAAATTGCAGACCGCTTGCTTGAGAAGCGGGCCAACATTGGCCTGGAAATGACCGCGCTGCTGACGCACGCCGAGTCGGAGAACCGCGACCTGGACGCCACCGAACAGGTGTCCTACGCAAAAATGAACGATGACCTGGACTCGCTTCGTGCGCGTGCTGACCGTCTGAACGCTGACGAGAAGGCAACCGCCGAAACGGAAGAGGCAATGCGTTCACTGAGCGCACGTCGTGTCACCGGCCCGACTGCTGACGCTGACGATTCGGAACTACGCAAGTTCATGCGCGGAGAATCCCGTTCGTTTGTGGCCGCACCGACCACTGCCGAAATGCGCGACCTGACCAGCATTACCACGGCGTCGGGTGGGGCAACTGTCCCGAAGTCGTTCTACGGTGAGCTGTACCAGCACATGATTCAGAATGCGGCGCTACTCCAGTTCGCAACCGTCATCCGTACCACGGGTGGGGAGCCTCTGGAGTTCCCGGTGACCACCGCGCACAGCAGTGCCGCGTTGACCGCTGAGAACACAGCCATTTCTGAGTCTGACCCGGTGTTCGCCACTCGCACCCTCAACGGCTACCAGTACGCGACGCTCATTCAGGCGCCCCGTCAGCTGGTGGACGACACTGGGGTTGACCTTGAGGGTTACCTGTCGGCGCAGGCTGGCCGTGCGGTTGGTAACGCTTTGGGCGCTCACCTTGTTGCGGGTAGCGGTTCGAGCCAGCCGACCGGCCTGATGACCAGCACCACGCTGGGTGTCACCGGTGCCAACGCTGCTGTAGGTGCGTTCACCGCGGACAACCTGATTGACCTGTACTACTCGGTCATCAGCTCTTACCGCAACTCACCGTCAGCTGCATGGTTGATGCGCGACCAAACCCTTGCCACTGTGCGCAAGCTCAAGGGTTCGGACAACAACTACCTGTGGGTTCCGGGACTTGCGGGTGCGCCTGACACGATCCTGGGCACGCCGGTTGCGACCGACCCGAACGTGGCCGCTGTGGGTCTTGGCGCACGCTCGGTTGCCTTCGGTGACATGAGCGCGTACTACGTGCGCCTTGCTGGTGGAATCCGGTTCGAGCGTTCCGACGAGTTCGCTTTCAACACCGACCAGGTGACCTTCCGTTGCCTTGTTCGTGGAGACGGCGTGCTGCTGGATCAGACCGGAGCCGTCAAGCACTTTATTGGTGGCGCTTCCTAAGTAGCAGTTCTCTTTGGCCGGCCCCGGTGGTGTCATTCGACTGCCGGGGCTGGTGAGAACACCAGTTCCATTTCCTGCGTGTGCCTCCCGCAAAATGCGGGGGGTATGCGTGGGCACACTTGGCGGGATAACCCCGCAGAATCAATCCTCGCGCGTCTCACAGATGGTTTTCGCGGGATGTTCGCACACCAGTTCGACAGTTAGGGGTCAGTCATGGCGAAAGTAATCATTTTGCGTGTTGTAAGCGGGTCGCGTGACGGCATCGACTGGCCGACACCTGGTGAGTCTTTGGACGTGCCAAAGGATGAGGCTGAGCAGTTGGCCCGTTTGGGTATCGCTCGCATCGTTGAGGTGAAGGTGAAGCCTGTTGAGCGTGCGACGGCTCCGAAGGCTGAAACGCGGAAAGGCTAAACCGTGGCAATCGTTGACGGGCTGATTACGTTGGCCGATGCGCGCGCATCTTTAGGCTGGGCTGTTTCCGACAACGCCAACGATGCTGACTTGGAACGGTATGTGGAGGCGGCAACACCGGTCATTGAAAACATTACTGGCCCGTTGGTGTTGCGCACGGGTGTTGTGTTCACGTTGGATGGTGGCCGTACTCGGTTGGTGTTGCCGACTCGGTTTGCGTCTGTCACCTCCATTGTTGAGTCGGGTGTGCCGGTGACAGATTTTGTTGCTGAACCGTCTGCCGGGTTGATTACCGGCGGCACTGCCGAGTCGCCCCGATATTTTGCTTACGGTGTGCAAAACATTGTTGTCACCGTGGTGACGGGTGCGGCGACGATTCCGGCGAACGTAAAGCTTGCCACTCGTGAGCTGGTGCGGTTTTTGTGGCAGCAGGGTCGTCAGGCGAACATTCCCGCATTTGGTGAGGCACCGTCTGATGCTTCCGTGCCGATGGGGTTTGCCGTGCCAAAGCGGGTGATGGAGTTGCTGCAACCCACTCCGCGCATTGCAGGGTTTGCCTGATGGGGTCGAGCACGCAGGCGCGCGAGTTCCGCAAAGCCATTTTTGACCGATGCGTGATCTTGTTCTCTGGCGACGTTGACCCGTACACGCTCGTTGTGCGTGGTTTGCCGGCGTTTGCTACAGCCTCCGACAACGTGTGCATTGGCGCTGTCACTGCCAATCAGCAGTCGGTGACGTTTGGTACGCAACGTTCGCGTGAAGAATCACTGACCTGCCAAATCGACTTCTACTCATTCCGCGGGGGTGGAGAAAGTGTTGAGGAAATGGTGGAGTCGCGCGCCTACCAAATGCTTGACCGGTTAGCCGAATACGTGCGCGTCACCGACACCACGTTGGGCGGCGTTGTTCGTCAATGCTTCCTCACTGACATTGCCGCTGATGCGGCTACTGATCCTGACGTGCTCGCAAAAGGGCGAATGCACGTCATCACGGCAACTCTGTCTGCCGACGCGCGAGTAAGGAGTTAGACCGTGGCAAAAGTCAAAAACGTGTCAACGCAGGGTGACCTTGAGTTGCCGCTGCTGGGACGCATTGTGAAGGCCGGTGAAGTGTTTGAGGTTCCTGCTGACGTGGCGGAGCTTTTGGTTGTTCAGTCCAACGTTTGGGCTGCCGTGAATGTGAAAGAGGTGCGCAATGCCAACCCAGCTTGATGCTCAAATTGGTTACAAGAAAGAAACCGTATTCGGTACGGGTGTGGTCGTTGACCAGTTTGTGGAGTTCATTGAGGAAGACCTGACCTATGTGCCGGAGTATGCGCAGGGTGTGGGTATGCGGGTTGGGCAACGGTTGAACTTTTCCGATCGGCGCGTGTTGGTGAAAGAGGAAGTGAGCGGGTCGTTCACTGTTGAAGGGCAGAGCCGCGGGTTGGGGAAACTGTTTGAAGCAGCGCTCGGCGGTGTGGGTACGTCCACACTGATTACCGGGTCGGCGTATCAGCAACTGTTCACCCCTACGCAAAACGACTTCCTGGACTCGTACACGATCCAGAAGGGTGTCCCACCTTTGGGCGTCGGTGCAACGAACCCGCACACGTTCACTGGCATGGTGTGTTCAGGGTTCGAGCTGACTGCTGCGAACGCATCCATTCCAACAATCAAGTTCAACTGGATGGGTCGCGGCTTGGCGACGGCAACAGCGTTGGCTGTTGCGTCGTACCCGGCAGGCGTTGAAGAGTTGTCGTTCATTCATGGTGCCGTGACCATTGGCGGGTCGGTGACTGTGCCGACGAACACGGCGCTTGCTACGGGTGGCACGGCAACGGTGAACGTGCGCGACATTAACCTGACGTATGACAACGGGTTGGACTCTGACGGCTTCAACTTTGGCAGTGTCGGTCAGCGCAGTCGTAAGCCCGCTTTGGGCAAGCGTTCACTCACCGGGTCGATGACCGTCGAGTATGACTCGAACGTGTTGCGGGATGCGTACATCAACCAAACGAACCTGGCGATCGTGTTGACGTTCCGCACATCCACCGTCATTTCTGGTGCCAACAACCCAACATTGCAGATCACTATTCCGGTTGTGCGCTTGGAGGGTGACGTGCCGATTGTTGCCGGCGGGGGCGTGGTTACACAGAGCATTGACTTCACGGCCCTTGATGGGCGTGTTGCAGCGCATCCGCTTTATGTGGCGATTGTGACGGCTGAAACGGCAATCTAATGCCGGTCACTATTCGCATTGATCCGGGTGAGTTGAACCGGTTGAAGTTAGATCTGGACGCGGCGGACAAGAAGTTGACGACGGCGTTGCGGAAGCGGATCAAAGCGGCGGGGCAGGTTGCCGTTGATGCGATCCGTGACGCGTTGGATGATGCTCCACCTGCTGGGCAGCCTGACCCGTCGGGGTTTCGGGAAGCGTTGCAGGCGGGCACATCCACCGCGGTGTCATTTTCTCGAACGGGTGCGTCGGTGAAAATTAAGACGTCGTCGTCTCGGTTGCCTGCTAACGAGAAGGATCTGTTCGCGGCGTACAACACGAAGCGCGGTTACCGCATCCCACTGTTTGGCGACAGCAGGCGCACGTTCAGTGCGCAGGGGCGTCCATATTTTGGGGCCGCTGTTTTGCAGCGGAGCACGATCAGCAACATTCAGGATGAAGTTTTGGCGGCTCTTGATGCCGCTGTTGATGCTTTGGGAGGTCGGATCAGGTGACGAGTATTCGCGTGGGTGGCACTGTTTACAGTTTGCAGGAGTCGGTGAACGGGGCAACCCTGGGTGACTTGTATGCGTTGAAAGTGCAAACGCGGCGGGATGGTTCCCCTGGCGTGTCGGTTAAGACGATTGCTGATACGTTCACCCGGATCGGTGCGGAGTCGGCGGTTGACGGGTTTAACTCGATTGACCTGTTGGACGATGACGTGTTCATTCAAAACATGGTTGGTGTCGTGTTTTTGGCTCGACGTAAGGCGGGCGAACAGGTCACGTTTGATGATGCTGGCCGGGTTGCTTTCAACGACATTGAGTTTATTTCTGACGATGAGGATGACGAGCCGACCCCTTTAGGCGCGGCGGCAGAAAGCGGCCCCGCAGTGTAGTTGGCGATCTTGAACCATTTGAGGACATCCCCGCCGACGTGTACACGTGGCTTCCTGCCGTGCAGGTTCACATTCCCGGTTGCGGGGTCACTGCGTTCAACGTTATGGAGTTGAGCTTCAACTGGTGGCGGGTGTATCGCGGTCACGCTGTGGCAGCGGTTGAGGCAGATCAGAAGCAGGCTAAGTCGAACAGGAGCAACCGTGGCTAAGCGCACTTTAACGTTCGACCTGTTTGCGAAAAACAACACCTCCAAAGCGTTCAAGGGTGTTGGCGATGACGCTAACAAAATGGGTGACGTTCTCGGGAAGGTTGGCGTTGGTGTTGGTATTGCGTTCGCGGCGGCGGCGGCGGGCATCATCGCTGTTGGTGTGGATGCGTTCAAAGCGTTGCAACGGATTGAAACTATTGGTGCGCAAACAACTGCCGTCATCAAGTCCACTGGCGGTGCGGCGAATGTTACCGCTGAGGACATTGCAAAGTTGTCGGATGCGTTGGAGCGGAAGACGGCTACCGAGTCGGAGTCCATTCGTGAGGGTGCAAACCTGCTGCTGACGTTCACCAACATTCGCAACGGTGCCGGTAAGAACGAGAAAGTGTTCGACCGGGCGACCGAGCTGATGGTGGACTATGCCCGCGCGATGGGCATGGATGCAAGCGACGGTGCCATTCAGCTCGGTAAGGCGTTGAACGACCCCATCAAGGGTGTCACCGCGTTGGGCAAAGCAGGCGTGCAGTTCACCGACGACCAGAAAGAATTGATCAAGTCTCTCGTTGAGTCGGGCGACTTGATGGGCGCCCAAACCATCATCCTTGACGAGCTGCAAACACAGTTCGGCGGCTCCGGTGCTGCTTACGCAGGTACGTTTGCGGGGCAAATTGACACGTTGAAGAACAATCTCGGCGGCATGGCCGAAGAAATTGTGATCAAGCTGATGCCCGTGTTGACGGCAATGTTGGATTACATGAACGGTGAAGGGTTGCAGAAGCTAGGCGACTTCGCGGACTGGTTCCTTGAGGAAGCCGTGCCAGCGATCGGCGCGTTCATTGACACGCTGACCAAGATGAAGCGGGACGGCACCCTCATTCCGAGCGTGCTCACCGCGTTGGCTGCGGTGACTTTGGCACAGCTTGGGTTAAACATTGCAATGAATGCAAACCCGGTCGGCGCGGTCATTTCAGGTATTGCCGTTCTTGCCGGATATTTCACCTGGTTGGGCACCAACTCGGACTCGGCAAAAAACATGGTGTTGAACGCTGCCGACAACACACTGATCTTCCTGGCGACGGCGGCAATCAGCCTGAACAACATGATCGGCAGTTTCGTCAACGGAATTATTGGCATGATCAACGGCGTATACACGCCGCTGAATGCTTTGCTCACATTGTTGAACCTGCCCACGTTTGTCATTCCTAAGTTTGTGCCGAACAACTCGGTGCTGAACGGGATGATTGGGCAGGCGAACGCGAACATTGCGCAGGGTCAAACGCGGTCGAATCAAACTCCGGCAAGAACTTCTCAACGCCCGCGAACGTTCATGGCTGAGGGTGGCATTGTGCGTCCCACTCCGGGCGGCACAGCGGCAACCATTGGTGAGGCTGGGCAGGCTGAGGCGGTCATCCCGTTGTCGGCGGCATCGCTGGCACGGTTCGGTTTGGGCGGTGGCGGTGGGGTGACGGTGATTGTGAACGGGAGTGTGCTGTCTGACGAACGCAAACTGGCAACTGCCGTACGTGATGCGTTGAAGAATCAGCGCGGGCAGGGCTTTTCCACTCAGGGCGCGTTTGCCTAATGCCACGCATTACACAGCAAATCGCTTTGGGCATTGGTGTTGGCGGTGCCCTGGTGGACGTGTCAGCGGACGCGAAACTGGATGCGAACATTCAGTATTCGTGGGGTCGCAGGTCAGAGTTTGACGAAGCGGACGCTGGTCGGTTCTCGTTCACCCTTGACAATCGGACGGGCCGTTACACCCCCGGCAACCCGCTGAGCACGCTTGCCACGAAGCTCACTGAGGGTATGGCCGTGTCGTGGTCGTGTGGTGGACGTTTGCGGGCAGGCACCATTTTGTCAATGTCTCCCACTTTCCCAAAGGGGGAGGCTGCGTTTGCAGAAGTTTTGGTGACCTGTGACGACATGCTGGGCAGTGCTGGTCGTCGGCGTCTGGCTTCTCCGTTTACCGCTGCAATGGTGTTGGGCGCAAGCCCCTACTTGTATTACCGGTTTGACGATCCTGCCGGTGCCGTTGTTGCTGCTGAAACCTCGGGCCGCAACCAACCACCGTTTGGCAGGTTCCGCACAAACGATGTGTTCGGTAACGACGGCTTTCGGGCGATCGGGTCTGACACTCAACTGTTGGCGGCGTTAACTGTTGGGCAAACGTTGCCGACAGCTCCGGCGTTTCTTTCGGGCGTACCGGTCGCGCAAAACACGTACACCACCATTGACTATGCGGCAGGGTCAATGGGCGTTTGGGGTGTGTGGATGACCCCAACAAGTGCGGCGTCTGATTGCCTTATCACTGTTTCGGTGAATGGTTTGTCAACTCCACCGTTGACGTTTGGGTTGAAGCAAAACTTTGGGCCTAAGTTTTTTATGACCAATGGGGCGGCGGGCGACTTCCTCAGTGCGGTTCCTGCAACTATTGGCGTTGCCCGCTATTTGCAAATTGTGGTGACGTATACCGGTTCAACGTCGATCACTTACGCCTTTTTTGTGGACGGCGTGTTCCAGGTGTCACGCAACTTTCTCAACTTTGGTGCCGCACCCAACGGGTTATCGACCAACTTTGCGCGCACGCCGAACCGTATCGACATTTTGAACAACTCTGGTTCGGCGCTCATTTCGCATCTGTCGCACACGCCCGCTCCTGTAAACGAGTGGGCGTTCAACAATGCAAACGCGGCAGGCGTGTTCGCTTTGGTTGATGGAACGGTGTCGGACGTGACGCTTGCCGCGTTGCCGTCGGCTCTGGCACCGGCACGCATCGAACCGCCGAACGCTGGGAGCGCGTTGGATGCTTTGAACCAAATCGTCACCACGGAGCAGGGTGAAATTTACAGTGAAGTGACTGGAACCTTTTTGGCTCCGGTTGAGCGGTTGCGGGTTCGGGAGCGCACACGTCCGGCTGCGGTCATGTCGTCGTGGAGTGCAAGTGGTGAAATTGAGGGGGCGCCAGATTTCGTCCGCGACATTACCAACATGGCAGCCGCTGTCACCGCGTCCGGGCCGTTTGATGACGTGCTGTTTTTCAATCCCACCCTGACCTCCCGTCTTGGTTCTGCAAACGTTTCTGAGTCTGTGTTGAACGTTGACAATTCAGACTTGCTGCTGTTTGCGCAGGATCGTTTGCAGCGGGGTGCCAACGTGCAACTGCGCATTGCGTCGTTGACAATTGATGCGATGACGACACCCACAAACCGCAATGCGGAACTTCTCGCGTTGATTCCCGGCGATCGTCACCGGGTCATCAACTTGCCGCAAGCACAACTCGGTTTTGCTTCCTGGGATGGGTGGTTGCTGGGTGCGACGGAGACACACAACGAGCGTGAACATAAGTTCACGTTGTACTTCAAGCCCGTTGTCCCGATCGGTGTTTACGGGTTCACCCCGTACATGGCTGATGGGGCGTTGTCGCTGTCGGCAGGTGTGACTGCGTCGGCGACGTCTATGAGTGTTGCCACGTCAACTCCTTTGGCGCGACTTGAGACCGCGGAATTCCCGTACAACCTGATTGTTGGTGCTGAGCAGGTGACTGTGACGGCGTGCACGACGGCAACTCCGCAAGTGATGACGGTGGTTCGTGGCGTGAATGGTACGAGCGCGGCGGCACATTCGGGCGGCGCTTTGCTTGAGGTTGCCGTGCCCTCTTTGTACAACTTCTGAAACCTTTTTGCAGATCATCCGCATCGTGCGGGGTATTGGAGTAAATCATGGCGTTACCGGCAACCGTTGGCGGCAACATTACTGCTGCTGACATCAACACTCTTACCGCTTTTCCGGTTGCAAACTTTGCAGCTCTGCCGACCGCGGGCAACTTTGTTGGCAAGCAAATTGCGGTGTTGGATACCGGGTTGAGTTTTCGCTGGATTGGTTCTGTGTGGGTTCGCGCTGATGGTTTTATTATTCCTACCGCTTTGAGTGGTTGCACGGTTAGCGCGACTGGCGTGGTTACGGTCACTGCGGCTACTGGGTTTGCGTTTGACATTGGTTCGGGGTGGGATCAGGTTGAGATTGCGTCGTTTGACCTTTTTGGTGCAGGTGCGGCAGATCCCAGTATCAGACTAAGGTCTGGCGCAACGGTTCTTACCACGTCATATTCGTCTATTAGCACACAGTTTGCAAACGCCGCCACCCCGTCAACTAGTGCTCCTTCCAGTAGTGCGTGGCCTATGGGTCGAGTTGGCACGGGTCGCGGGCGATACGTTGGCTTAATTGCGTTGGGTTCGGCAGCGGCTAACAAACAGTATGAGTTCAACTCGTTCGACTCGGACAACCTTCAGAGGTCAGGGGCGGGCCGCAACACCACGACAACCGCACAGACTGCCGTTGATGTGACTGCCGGGAGTGCATTGACGGGGACGTTTCGAGTGCGCGGGATCGTTCCAAGCTGATGACCGTGTACACGTCAACGCAACTGACCACCGATAGTGGTGACCGGCATGGCGTGAAGCCTTCCCTCGTCGTGTTGCATCACACAGCGTTCGCCGGTTCCATTCAAAACTTGGTGAACTCGATGATGCCGGGCGGTCGCACCGTGTCAGCACACGCCGCAATCAAAGACGGTCAGATTATCAACGTAGTGCCGGAGAGTCGCCGTTCGTTTTCTCTCGGCGCGGCCATTTTTGAACGGCGCGTGCTGAGTGCTGAATGTGTCAACTCGACGGCAAGCCCTTCCTGGTCGCTGTCCGACGCCACACACGAATCAATCGCCCAGTGGGTGGCTGACGTGTGCAGGCGGCACGGCATCCGCCCGCACCGTGAAGGCGCAGCGGCGGCGTGGACGGTTATCAGTCACCGGGAAGTGTCCACCATTCACCGTGAAGGGTACGCAACCGCGTGCCCTGGCGGTATGCGCGTGGACTGGATTGTTGCGCGCGCTCAACAACTACTCACCCCGACCACGACCCCGACTGCGACGAAAGAGGATGACATGGCGCAAGGTTTACTATTTCGAAACTCCGACACGGGTGAAGTTGTTTTCGGCAACCTCGCAACCGGCATGTGGGTAGGTCTAGGGCGCGGCTACCCGGAACTGTTGAAGTCGGCGGGGCTCATTGACAATGCTGACGGGACGCAAGCACCGAACGTGAACCGACCAGGAAACGAGTTCGGGTATTTCCGTTCCATCGCCATGACCGCAAGGGCGGGGCAGGTTGACACGGTTGCATTGTCAACCGCCGTCACTGACGCTGTGCGGCTCGCTGTTGCAGCGCAAGGGGTGAGCGTGGATCTTGCCCCCGTGTTGGCTGCTGTCACTGCCGCTGCCGCGTCGATCAACGCCAACGTTGATGAAATCCCGCTCGGCTTTACCATCACCGCTAAGTAACCCTCCAAGTCCCGGAGGGGGGCCGACGTGACAGATATTACGGCGACGATGAAACCGCAAGACCAAATCATTTACCTGCTAGGTCAAATCCAGGGGGAAGTGAAATCACTACATGCAAGTGTGGAGGCTGGCAACTCCCGTCAAGCATCCATCAACGCGTCCACGTCGGCTGACATTGCCGCACTGCGGACACGCATTGAAGAACACGGGGAACTGCTAGCCGTGTTGAAAGCGCACGCCGTCCCGCGCATGACGTGGCCGCAACTCGTCACCGGGTTCGCGGCGGCTGGTGCACTCATTTTGTCCATCCGCACGTTGTTTCCCGTTGTTTAGAAAGGCACCTCATGATTCAGGAATATGCAAAGTTCGTTGCGGCACTACTCGGTGCGGTCGCAGTGTCATTCGCCGGACTCATCCCGGAAGTGTATGCACCGTGGATTCAAGCCGTCATCGCGTTGGCCGCTGCCGTGTCCGTGTTGGTCATCCCCAACCGTCCGCAGGTGTCCGAGTGACCTCGGAGAAGGTGGGCGAATACACGTGCCCGGTGGATCCGTCCGATGCAACTCAATGCGATTCCTGCCAGTAGGAGAAACTAATGCCAACCATTGCACCTGCTGTGCCCGTGTATGCGGGGGACACTCTTTCTGTGGAGTATCGGTTTCGTGATGCCGCTAATTTGCCGGTGGATTTGTCTGTGTGGACGTTTACTGCGCAGTGGCGGGTGAGTGTTGCTAGTGCGACGGTGATTCCGTTCACTGTTGATGTGAGTGGGGTGGCGTCGGGTGTGTTGCGGTTGTCGATGACTTCAGCTCAAACGCAGTCGATGACGTCGAGTGGTGTGTTTGATGTGCAGGGTATTGATGGTGTGACGGTGCGAACGTTTGTGCGGTCTGCGACTGTGTTTGAGGGTGATGTGACTCGTGGCTGATGTGGTGGTGGTTGAGGTTGTGACGGTTGCTGATCCTGCTGTGGTGCAGGTTGTTGTGCCGTCTGATGTGGCTGTGGTTGAAGTGGTTGATGTTGGCTTGGTTGGCCCGCAGGGTGACGTTGGCCCGCAGGGTGACGTTGGCCCGCAAGGCGACGTTGGCCCGCAAGGCGACGTTGGCGCGCAGGGCGCTACTGGCCCGCAGGGCGCTGTTGGTGCACAGGGTGACGTTGGCGCGCAGGGCGCTGTTGGTGCACAGGGTGACGTTGGCGCGCAGGGCGCTGTTGGTGCACAGGGTGACGTTGGCGCGCAGGGCGCTGTTGGTGCACAGGGTGACGTTGGCGCGCAGGGCGCTACTGGCGCGCAAGGTGATGTTGGCCCGCAGGGTGACGTTGGCCCGCAAGGCGACGTTGGCGCGCAAGGTGACGTTGGCGCGCAAGGTGATGCTGGCGTTCAAGGCCCGCAGGGTGTGCAGGGTGCCACTGGTTTGAAAGGCGACACCGGCGACACTGGTGCCACTGGTTTGGTGGGAGCTACCGGAGCAACAGGCGTGCAAGGGCAGACGGGTGCTGTGGGTGCAACTGGCTCGCAAGGCCCGCAAGGTGACCCAGCCACAAACCTTGTGACTTCTGTTGCCGGGCGGCAAGGTGTTGTCGTGTTAGCGAAAGCCGATGTCGGTTTAGCGAATGTGGACAACACGACTGACGCTTTGAAGCCGGTGTCTACTGCTGGACAAACAGCTCTCAACTTGAAAGCAAACCTGGTTGCGCCTGCGATTGTGGCGGCAATTCCTGCACCCACTTTCGGGGAAGATTTGTCTCCCGCGCTGTCAACGTGGACTCCTGCAGGCGGTGCATCGTTTTCAGCGCCTAACATGACGGTGCCAAACGGCGGCTCGTTCTCTGCCACGCTTGCCGGAATAATTTCCGGGCAAACGTATCAGGTTGACTTGACCCGAACGGGTGGGTCGGGCAGCAACCTGGTTGTCACGTTAGGGGCGGCGGCAGTAAGCGTTACGGCGTTTGCGACCAGGCTAACCGTCATTGCTACCGCGTCAGGTTCTTTGCTGTTCACTGTCAGTGGGTTCACCGCAGTTGTGCAAGCGGTGACTGTGCGACAAGTGACAGCGTTTGCTTCGTCTGTGTTTACAGGGGCGTTCAATGCGCGAGCTGTTGGAAGCAACAACGCGGTCGGTGTCAACGCGCAACAGTCGTTGACGACCGGCGGCAACAACAACGCGGTAGGCGCATTCGCGCAACAGTCGTTGACAACCGGTTTCGACAACAACGCGGTCGGTGTCAGCGCGCAACAGTCGTTGACAACCGGCAGCAACAACAACGCGGTCGGTACCAACGCGCAACGGTTCTTGACGACCGGCAGCAACAACAATGCGGTTGGTACCAGCGCGCAACTATCGTTGACGACGGGCTTCGGCAACAACGCGGTCGGTACCAGCGCGCAAATATCGATGACGACCGGCGTTAACAACAACGCGGTCGGTAACAGCGCGCAACGGTTGTTGA